GTCATGTTTTTCGGAGAATTGTATCAGTTTTTTGGTACTAATCCTTCAGGACATCCTCTGACAGTGGTCATAAACTCTATTGCCAATTCCATTTACATGCGTTACGCATATTTGGAGTTGCATCCCACCAATGATGTTACACAGTTTCAGGAACATGTTGCATTGAGAACGTATGGTGATGATAATATTATGGGTGTCTCTGAAGAGGCCCCGTGGTTTAATCACCTCACTATTCAACTCAAACTTGCAACTCTTGACATTGTGTACACTACGGCTGATAAAAGTGCAGTGGTTTCACCCTATATCTCTATATTAGAGGCAACATTTCTGAAAAGATCCTTTGTCTATGATGATAATTTGGGATATGTTGTGGGACCACTAGATCATGATTCCTTTTGCAAAATGTTGACTGTATGCGTACCATCTAAGTGTGTACTGCGGGAGGTCCACGCATTAGAAGTCATGAAGACTGCATTGTCTGAGTATTTCTGGTATGGGCAAACCATTTTTGAGGAAAGATTCAAAATCTTTCAGCAATTGTTAAAACTGAAAGGGTTAAATCAATTCCTGATTGATGATGATTGCTTACCAGATTATAAGACTTTGCAAACGCGATATGAAGAGGCTAACTTAGCTCTCGACATGTCGCGTAAGCAGGGAGGTTATCAAATCCAAGGAGGTGTTGATACACCCCAAAATTTGTGTATCCTTCCTAAGCGCCTACACTTTTGTAGGTGTTTACTAGTAAGTGAATATTTGGAGCGCTTACGTATTGATGCTACTCCGAATGAATTGGGTTTCAATTCCCTCGATGAAAAGTGTGGACAATCAGTCGAACATGCTTATCGATCCTCTGCGAACGTCACACACAAATCACACCTCTTAAGGCTCTGTTTTGGGTGTGGCAAACTAGTACGATCGCTAGGCTCGGGTGATGTTGAGTTGGACAATAATAGATCGAAAACGTACCTGAATATGCCCGACTCATCTGAAAAAATTGGGGGTAGTCACCCCGGTCTTAATTCTTGGAGAAATGCCATAATGATGTCTAGACCAACATCTAGCATTGCCTCAAACCTTGTTGTTCAAGGAAGCGACGACATGCCAGCTTCTTCCGTTGTTCCAATAGCACGGAACACAGATCCAGCTCAAACTGTACCGCAAGTTCCGTCTTTGTTAACTGATAAAGTTGACACTGAGCAGGAACAAGTTGTATCGTTTGT